AAGATGGAAATCCCTGATAAGCTGGTAACGTATATCAAGAACTGGCTGCTCTTCTTGCGTGACTTCGTAGAGGAACACGATATCGTTCCTTCTGACTACCCGGTAGATAAAGCTCCAGAACCTTTGGAGAATGACTTTACCGGTCACATGTCTGGTCTGTACCTGGCAGGTATTTCGAAAGCCTACATGTTAGGTTTACGTATCCCTGGCCATATCGGACTAGCACGTGCTGTCTATCAGGAGATCGTTGACAATTACGTTCAACGTCCCGGCTATGAAGACATCATGAATGGAGCGTGGTCGCCGTTTGCAGATCCTGCTAACAACGGTAAGGATGGAATGTTCTTTGGTTTCTGGGCAGGTGAGATTATGCGTGGTATCTCCATCTACGCTGAGTTTATCTTCTCTATCTTCCCTCGCGAAATCAATACCGTTCGTGTCCTTAGTTTCCAAGAAACGCTTGGTACGTTCGACGTCTTTAAGTCTTTAGCTGCTCAGGACCTGGCTATCGACTATAATGATGTTACAACTGCCCAAGTGGTGCAGATGAAGAAAGTTGCTACGGCAATCTTTTCCGCTGAACCTGATGATGATGAGTACGTCAACTTACCAACAGCTGTAGCAGGTATAGTTTACGGTATCAACAAGTTCGGGGCCTATGGAATGGATGAGGCTAAGTGGCGGGCAATTGCTGCTAGCTTCACTATTAAGGAGAAGACACTCGCTGCTTCTGGTAACAACCATCTGGTTATTTCCTTCTCGGATAATCAGGGCTATCCTTTTGTTAGTGATGTAACTATCGACTGGACCAACTAAAAGGCACAAAAAAGAAGGGGCGAGTGCCCCTTCTTTTTTTTTTGCTGTCAGAGGAACTGAGAGAGTGCTTGGGCCATTCTTCCGCCGCGGTAATAGTAACCCGCGTCATTAGGATGGACCTGGTCAGGGGCCGTATAGAGTCCCTTGTTGTTACCGTTAACCCAGTTACGAATATCGACAAAATCGAGAGACAACTGAGTACAAAGCTCCATCACTGCCGTGCGGATTGCATCCAGTTGAGTAGTTGCTCCAACTGGTGTTGCAGGGCCGATAACAATGATCTTCGCTTTAGGGCAAAGTTGACGAGCTAATTCTACGGAAGCAGTGAAGTTAGTCTTAAGGACTTCAATTCTTCCCGCAGCTGCATCGTTATATCCTAACGAAAGGAAAATGTAATCTGGTGTACGAGTAATGGAACCAAGTTTATCTCTTACGCGGTTTTGTGGAATTGTCGACTCCGTAGAAGAAGTCCACCCACTACCACCGATACCATCAGCAATGCCATCAATACCAAGAGCATCGCACGCGATCTTAAAGTCGTTAAAGGATGCTTGGCTGGCCATGGTTCCGAATGTGTAAGAATCGCCCAATTGCCACGCCAAAGCCGGTCGGTTACCGGTTGGTGCCCAAACGCTGTAAGAACGTTCAGTGATGATGCCGCCGAATCCCGTGTTTATTCCAAGGATACGGTATTGCCGCGGTACTGCTACGCCATTCCAGTCAATGGAGCAGATGAAAGGAGCGCCGCTCGAATCAGTGTCAATTGACTTGTCCGAAATACGCTGACCGTCAATGTAGATATCGTACTTGGCATTACCGCCGATCAAACGAATGTCTAAACGCGGTGCATCGGTATAAAACTCAACTACACACTGAGTCCCGTTACCTACTCCGTTACCACGATATCCGGGAACGGAATCTTTGATCTGATAACCCGTGTACTCAAACAGGCTTGTATCAGTACGAGCCCAGGTGACACCGTTATAGATCGAGCTGGCAATAGCTGCGTTCCAGCTTAGGTTGAAGGTAGCGCCAGTACCATCACCACCTGTCACGGTAGCTTGTCCGGTAATGTTGGTTGTGTAGACACCCGGTTTCTGTACAGCCGCTGCTGTAATCTTACCATTGGCATCTACAGCGGTTACACGGATAGTAGCAGCAGTATCAAAAACGCCACCGTCAGGGATTAAGTTGTTACCTACCGCATACCCTGATCCGCCATCAACAATGGTTGCTCCAGATACACCAGTTGCTTTGTTGTTAGTTAACGTCGGGGCCGCTGCCATAACAGGAACTGGTTTAACCGACTTAGGAATAACCTTTTTCCGGAGTAGCGGAGAAATAACTTCTGCGACTTGACTTACTGTAGTAGCAAGACTGACAAAGTTGCCGTCAGTATCCTTCTGAGAAATTAACAGAAGGTCATCTTCCGTTAATGTTACTACCGGTCCAATTTCAGATAACTTAGGCATGACAATCTCCAGTTACGTTTTGGGTCAAACTACGTCATAAATAACATTTCATTCGTTACCCCATGTCCCTTTTCTATTTTTATTTCGTGTATATATCACTATAGTGTACACACCCTTGGTTACTATTATTAATAGGATAAAATAACAATGAGCATGCATGAGGTTTTTAGATTTACCGACATCCATAAAGGTCTAGGCTATCTGAGTAGAATCAATAGTTTTGATAACTATGCAATTTCTGCCGGGATGCTAAATAAGTTTCGGGAGTTATCAATGATCGATGAGGGAGTTTACTTCTACTCTCTTCTCGGGTATCTCGATCAGGATGAGAGTAAAGATCATCCGTTGTACGATGGCGTTAATCGTGTTTATACCGCTTACTTAGTCGGGATCGACCGTGTCGAAGAACTGAATAAAGCTCTTACCGGGACTGTCCGTGCGTTCAGTTCTAGATGTAAGCTTACACTTGCATTTATCCTGGCGTACCAGTACGAAGCTACGTTCTTCCATATCGGCGTTAAGAAAAACGCTACTGTCTTCCCGTGGGAGACTTACGTTTCTAAAGGCGCTATCTGGACTAAGAGTAGAGAAGAGGTACTTAACCACGTCATTGAAAACCACTGGTGTATTGACAACAGGACGTACCGCAGCGTATTAGCGGACATGATAAGAATTATGCGTTTGATCTACGTTGAAAAAGATTACCCTGCTATCGTTAAAGTTTTCGATAGTCATCGTGTTATTGCTAAGTTACGAGGTTGATATGTGGAAATGGTTAGCACTCCCTGGCACTAAGAATAAAGAAGAAAAACGCACTGAGGGTGTTTATAAAGAACCGGCTAAGGCATCCTTCAAAGATCCAGAATTTGTTAAGAAGGTCGATACATTAATCGACTCTCTCAACATGCCGGTAACCAATTATGTTCCTGACTTCACTGCACTTGAACCAGCAGTGATGCGCACGACTGATAAATGGCAACATCAAGCATACAAGAAAGCCCTAACGGATTTTCTTGAAGCCTATCGTAAAGGTTGGTTTAGTGTATGTATTGTTCATGCGGTGGCCGATGCATTTCAAGTAGATTACTACGACTCTTATCGGTTAAAGGAAATCCATAAGAAACTCGGACTTATTCATTGTGTTAATTGGAAAAATATGGATCCCGAAATTATGGAGGAACTTCCTTCTCTGTTGAATGAGTTCTTCCGCTTGATTGAACGACTGGCTTATCCAGACGAATATCGAGAAGGTAATACTTACGAAGGAGAAACGGTCTATAGTAACGGTCGCGTCTACTTAGTTGAGAACGGTCAGTTGCGGGAAAAGAACTTGTAATCTTTTTATAAAGCGCCATCGCTTACTGTGTAATTAGGTTTTGTGTTAAATAACCCTTGAGGATTACCAGTATCGAATAGTGAGGCAACCATGTTCACAGGCGCGCATGTTACACTAACCGCAGAGGGTATGTCATTAACAATAGTGAGAACAGAAGAGGAGATAGAACTTTGCGCTATCTCCGGCAAGTACCGTAGCCCTAAAGTAAAAGCGTATAACCTCAATACGGCATTACGTTTATTGAAGGGCTGGTTTATCTTGAATGCTTCCATTAAACAGGAAGAAGAGTTCAAGGCAATTGAGAATACGTTGTTTGATGAATTAGGTGGCGAGGTCATGTCTGACCAACTTACCTTCTTCAAATACGGCGAATTCTTCAAGCTTGCTATCAGTCCTGAAAATAAAGACGAATGGATTTGTATTAATGTTCAGAGCGACGAGCGACTCTATTTTAAAGAAGGGGACTTTGAGTTCGTTCGTTACAGTTACTTTAAGAAGTACGACCGCTCTGATATAAGAGAGGTGACGTAATGAGTTTTAAGAACCTTACAATAACCAAGACTCCGGAATGTACCCGTGGGGAAATGGCCATGATGTTAGATGGTCATCACATCGGGTTCGTAGCTGACATGACCGAGGAAGATAACGGGTCGTGGAAGCTTGACGGTATTATCATGACCAAAGGCCCTAAGGCAGATTACATTCTTGCTATCGAGTTCATCGATGGTTGGTGGGATCTTGCAGGTAAGGGCGCGGTCACTGTTGGCTTCACTAAGAAGATTGTTAAGCTCTGGGGTCGTTCTGGTCCCGGTTGGAACTCCCGGTTCTTCCGTGGTTACTACGAGAAGAAAGAAGGGGGTATCTACGATGCTTCTGATAAGCTGATGTACGATGATGCTCGCGATACTCGTGCAGGTGAGCTGATGAATTATCCTACCGCAATTAGTCGTCGTGCTATCGGGATTATTCGTCGCTTTGGTATTATTAAACCGTACAGTCGTCGAGGGCGTTTCGCTCGGGGAGGTTCGCGTGGCTAACTTTGTCCGCGTCAAGTCAGTTGGTATCTATTATACTGACGAGGGTAAAACTGACCCTGATAACATTGAAGCAACTTATCGTAAGATCGATGAGGATGTTCGTGAACCCATTCGCTTCTGCGAGTTTGTTCCTGAAGTTGACGTATTCTTTGATGAATATGTTAACCGTCAGGAAGGGGTAATCGAGATCACTCCTAATCAGGTTGTGCGTGAAGTTACTGGTCTGCGGGACTTCATTGCGCGATTACTGGTCAACCATCGTATTTTGGATATAGGCGCTGTTTATGAAGCCAAGCTCTGCACAACAAGCCATCTCGCGAAAGGGGTCTAAGCTCCTCGGTCGCGGTGATCGTGAAGATGTACTACTGGATGCAATTTATATCCAGTATTCCGGCGCGCGTATTAAGGATGATGTTCGTCTTGCAGCTGACGTCTATGAGCATAAGTTCTCTGTCGTTGGTCGTGTAGATGTAACTGACTTCATTGATCCGCAAACCGGTGAGGTGAAGATTCCTAATGAGTTCCTAACGAAGTCGGTTGTGGGATTCAAGGAATTCATCGAGCGTTATTTCCAGGAACGCCAGCTCGCTAAAATGAGCATGGGGTTACGTGGGGATAAGTACCGCGTTGAATGGCGTGGCCGTAAACGTGGTAAGAAAGAAAAAGAAGGCTTTTCGCGTAGCGCATTAGCCAAAGCAATTAACCCTGAAGATAAATAAGGATACAAAATGAAACTGATCGATTTTTCTGGTGCTAAAGTTGGTACTTCCGCAACTCTGACTCACATCGACGTCGCTAATAAAGAAGCGCACTTCGTTATCAACGATGCGCATGCTGCCTACAAATTCGAAGGCGACGCGCTGGATGCGAAACTGTTGAGCAAAGTGACTATCTCTGCTGGCGGTGAAGTATCTCTGGCGGGTACAGCTGAAGCCGGTAAGAAAGCAGTGAAAGAAAAGTCTGGTAGCACCGGTAACGGCGCTGCGTACGACAAGCGTTACTAATTCATTTCGGGAGCCTTCGGGCTCCCGTTTGTGCTGTGAGGTTGAGAATGAAGCCAATAGAAGCCAATTGTCTGGCCATTATAACTAACGATGAAGATGTATCTAACATCGGTAAAGAAGTTCGGGTAGTAGCCTTCGCCCCCAACGCTACTGAAAAGACCGGTAGAAGGATGTGGAAGGTTATATCGAAAAGGCCTATGACCGTCTTCAAGGAGAGTATCCAAAGGTCGCACAAGACCTGTAAAGGGATTTGCTTTGAGGATAATCTCATGCGTATTGATGGCGGAGAAATTAGAGACGTCGTCGATAAGCGCATTAATTTCCTGGAGATTCTGAAAGACGACAAACGCGTTGTCGATTGGACTCAGTTGCAGGAACTTCCTGAATCCGAGGACGAGCGTGAGATTAACGACGCCCACTCCGAGTTGGATAGATTATGCGACAACAGTCTCGACAAAGAGATAGACCAGAGGATTAAAGACGTAGAGCGAGAAGTGGATAACGAGATGTCTCTTGCTCCTGGTGTCGTAGTCAGAATCATTGACGACGAGCTCAGCGAGAACATCGGTAAGCGTGTACGCCTTCGTGAACGTCCTATCCCTGACCGCTGGTTTGTTCCTGGGATTAAGGAAGAAGATCTGCTAAAGTCTTGGTTAGTTGACCCTATTGATCCCATTGCGATGAGAAAGCCTACTAATCCTGAAGAGATCGTCTACGTCTCTACTAAAGCACCTACTGCTTTGTTTCGCATTTTGTTTCTTGATAAGAATATTGAGGTAGTAAGGAATGACCACTCTGATTTATAAGGATGGCGAATTAGCAGGTGATAGGCGTTACGGTATGCCTCTTGCCGGGGAACAGATTCTTTACGTGGATCGTCCTAAAGTCCATCTACATCCCAGTAAGAAAATTGCATTTGGTCTTTGTGGCTCTACTAAAGGCAAAGATGTTGTACAGGATCTTGGTGACTATCTACTCACCGTCGCGGTACTTATCGAAGACGGTACTGTACCGGACATGAAGGATGTTTTGAAGGATTGGGTAGTAAACTCCTTGAACATCATCCTAATGACCCGTAATAACGCCTGGTTGATCGTGTACGAAGGGGAAGAGGTAAAGCTTACCAATCTAGACGATCTTCCTTACTACTCCGTAGGGAGCGGCCAGTGGTGCGCTGTGGCATTGTTAGGGGAAGGGTGTTCTTTCGAAGAAATCTACAGGATCACCCCGATGATTGATGGGATGACTGGTCCCAAGTTTGATGTTTATAAGAAAACCAAGCTCAAAGCTTTAAGGACTGCTCGTGCTCGCCGTAATCCAAGATCGTAAAGTCTATTTCCCTGAGTACATGGTAAGTACTCACAACCAGGGTGTTAAAACATCCCGTGATCGTTATTACCGCAACTTCATTTTCATTGCGTTCAACGAGATTGGTAACCTTGCCTTACTCCACAACATGTTTAAGAACTTTCGGGCTCCTATTATTCAGACCCGCGATATGATTCTTGGACTGAACATTGATGTCATGGGGTCAGTGAACTTAATAAGGGTTGCAACCACTGTTAAGAAGACTGACTCGGAATCTAGCACCGAGATCGTTTCTACGCCTTTCATTACGGCGGTTGATCTTCCTACTAACGACGAGGAATGGAATGTTATTGCTGAATATCCTGCCATGCACGATTACTGCGCAGCGTTATTGCATCACGGGGTTAAAGTTCCTGACGCGATTGCTAAAACGTTGTCTGCGATGGGGCACCCTAATGGTAATAAGATCAGTTCAATTGCTATCAAGGATGCCGTGAAAGAACTCGAAGGAACCTACGTCTACGATAAAAACATGAAGGAAGACAGCGAAGGCGTTCTACTTGATTTGATAAAAGGTTCTATCAAGTCACTGAAATAAAGGAAACGCTTATGGAACTCGTAACCGTTCAAAGAGCAAAAGAAAATCTTGCTCGATCAAATGGCTACGAATATGTAGATACCACCGTGAAGTCCAACACATGTCCGTTAGCCCCTGAATGGGAAATGGTTATGCGTTGGAAAGATTATGAAAAAGGAATAGGTGATTACGACGAAGAGTGCTACACGCGGGATTATAAAAGGTTACTGCGTAGAAGGTATAGAGAGGATCCTGATTGGTTCCACGAATTCTGTCAGAAAGATCGAGTTGCAGTAAGTTGTTTCTGTAACAAGTCAAAATTCTGTCACCGTTTCTTGATAGTCGATATACTAAGAAAAATATGTGACTATCTTGGCATTGAGTTTTACTACATGGGCGAACTACATTAATCTAGGGGACTTCGGTCCCCTTCTTTTTTTTTGTTTCTTATGTTGACGACATAGGAGGCAACAATGGCTATTGAACGTAATGAATCGATCCGCAGTATTCAGTCTCGTCTGATCGCTGCTGGTCTGTTAACCGATAAGTCTGGTGCTGATGGTATTTGGGGTCCCGCCTCCGAAGCCGCTTTCCAAAAGCTTTTGGGTAACGCAGGTACACCGGTAGATAAAGGTTATGATATTGCCTGGTCTGCTAAAGTAAGTCCGGAGTTCGTAACGAAGGTTAAGAAGATCGCTCAGATGCTTCAGATGCCTTCTACGGGTCCGGATGATCTTATGTCCTGTATGGCCTGGGAGTCTGGTGAGTCTTTCGCTCCGGATAAACGCAATGGTGCTGGTAGTGGTGCTACGGGACTGATTCAGTTCATGCCTGCAACAGCTCTACCGTACTTTAACAGTGCAGCCGACATCGCTAAGATGGATGCAGCTACGAAGAAAGCGAAAGGTATCGAAGCTTGTAACCGCCTGGCAGCATTGACTGCTGAGCAGCAGCTTGACTTTGTTTACAAATACTTTGAGCCGTACGCAGGTAAACTCAAAAATCTGGGTGACCTGTACATGGCAATCCTCTGGCCGAAAGGCGTGGGCAAGGCGGATGACTACGTACTTTGGAACTCTGCAACCGCACCGACAACCTACCGCCAGAACATTGGCCTGGATGTCAACAAAGATGGAAACATCACTCGCGGTGAATGCGTATTCAAGGTACGTGAGAAGTATAACAAAGGTATGCAGTTAACCAATCGTCGTCCGTTGGTTTGACTCCGCTGAGGGGACTTCGGTCCCCTCTTTTTTTTTGCCTGATTTATATGAACTTCTAAGAACTAAAGGAAAAAGAGAAAATGTTGTATAAATTAAATTTGCGTCCTGGCAACCTCAGCACTAAGGTTTGGCAGGGCTTTGCTTCTGATCTATACGCAGCTGTAGTAGAAAAGAAAATCGAAAACATTGGTGAGGCTATCGATACGATGCTGGCTCTTGATCAAGGTGCTCGATTCGATCTGATGACTCCTGACCGTAACGACCCGGTTCTGTCTTCCGGTGGTAAGATCATGGGTACTGAGATTCCTATCACACTCGTGATTGATCTTACACCTGCTGAACTCATCTTCCAGCTTAACCGTTATGCAACGGGAGTTAACGGTGACATCATTGCTCACCTGGTTAGCATTGATGGTAAGTTGAAACTCTACCGTCCGTTTGACCCGCGTATCCTTAAGGCGTGTGGTAAGGACATCACTAAAGTCCACGGTATCGATATCATTTCTTTCAGTACTAAAGAATCCGGTATCGGGATTAAGAACTTCCTGGATAACAAGCTCAGTCACGCTATCGCTAGTATTGAGGAACCTCTGTTCGGAGTTAACCCTGAAGCGATCGATGGCCTGGGTTACTGGCTTGCCCTGAAGTTGATTATCGACAAGACGCACCGTAAGTATCCTGACTATACACTGGCTGACTTAATCCGGGTTACTGTTGGTGACAACCCGCGTGATCTTGATGTAGACAACACTGCACCCTAAGACAAAAAAAAAAGAAGGAGAGGCCGTGAGGCCTCTCCTTCTGGGGCGGTTATCAAACTGAGACTGCTTTCGCCGACTCCATGTTCGGGACGTAACCGGTGTAGTCGATAGCCTGAACGTCTGCTTCTGCTTTCTGAATCCAAGCAGCGCGGAAGTTCGGGTCGATACCCGTCTGGTTTGCAGCGTCCAGGAAGCGCTGTGCCAACTGACGAACACCAACACCAACCTGCTGAATACAGGTGAAGGTGATAGAGTGGGTTACACTCTCAGGCGTTGCAGTGATGTCACGGCCGCCCTCTACGCGAGGACCTTGCATTGGCATCATGTTGGTGCAGAGCCAGGCTTCCACTACCCAACGCTCAGTCGGATCCGGTTCTACAAACAGCACCGTAAAGGCGGTGTAGTCCGGATACAGACCGTACGGGGTGCTACGACCACGGGACACAACGGCAGGGACGTTGGTTTCCGGGTTGCCCAGAAGGTTGAGGATATAGCCGTTCCAGAAGTACTTAACTGGAGTACCAATCTTCTCAACCCATTCGAACTGTGGTTGCGAACGATTCCGGCGGACTTTCGCCAGAGTTTGCATCATCTCACCACCGCCACCAAACGGGTTCTCGGAGTATTCCAACTCCAAGGACTGATCCAACCCGCTGATGGAACGTGGGTGGAGTTCGATGAGCGCTTTGAGGCACGCAAGCCATTTTTCCGGATTCGGCAGATCTTTGAAACCAGCCGGTCCTTCCATCAGGAATGCGATTACCGGACGACGGGTGTAGTCAGCGGCACCGTGATAATAACGGATGTCGGTAACATAACCCATCTGACCGGAATTGGTAAGGTCCGTTACCGGACCCTGAATACCCTCAGCATATGCCTCGTTAGCTTTGAGGATAGTGTTGGCGTCTTTATTAGCCATTTAAGTCCTCCCGGCGATACGCGACGGTGTAGGCAGACATTACGGTACGCATCCCGTTTGCACCGATATCAATCGGGCAGGTCCAGCTGTAACCACGATTTTGGTCGAGGCGAGTCAACTGGGAATGCGGGATAACGTCCATGCGGTCATCCATGGCACCGGCCGATTTGTTCTTGATCGATTCGTCGGAACGTTCGATCAGCTGAGCGTCTTTCAGCTTCTGGTTGCCGGTCAGGTCACGCCAGGTTTCCCAAGCATAACGAGCCAGCTGCGCGACGCACAGACCGACGATAGCCGAGTTCAGGACCGAAGTCTGATCGGTATAGAAGGACTGCATACCAGGATAGAACAGACGGTTGTTGTGGTCGTAATCTTCCACGTACACAACAGACTGGGACCACAGACGGCGTTTGTTACGCCAGGTCTTATCGATCACGTTCAGACCTTTAACTTCAGTAACAATGTAGTTACCGTTGTCAGAGGTATCCGGTGCACGATCCGGCGACAGGATGCCAGAATCCAACGCGCCGTAACGCATCAGTTTATAGGCAAGGTCGATCGCCAATACAGCCGGAACACGACGGGACGTAGCAGCAAGCTGACCAACGTGCCCAACCAGCGCACCACGGAACGGAGGAGTTGCGTACTCCACGCTGTCCGGGAACATCTGGAGACGAGTGAGAATAGAAGACGCGATGGACTCCTCAGACTCTTCGTCATTCGGGGAGCGGCTGATATCCTGTGTAGAAAGGATCAGATAGCTGTCCTGACGTTTGTTCAACAGGTTCATCAGCGAGTACTTGGTGCTCAGAGAGAAGCCAGAATCGCAGAAGAAGTTGAACGGGAAACGCGCAACGTTGTCCAGACGAACACCCGGAGCGGAAAGGTCATCAAAGATTTCCTTAACCAGCGAATCCAGTGTAGCGTTGGACATGGTGCCGTCATTACCGCCTTCGAACCAGTAGTTCGCGTTTTCGGTAAACATGATGGAACCGCTGTTCATACCTTCCAACTGGACGGTGTGATACGGAACATCTTCAACGGTGCAACCACCGAAGAAGTTTACCTGGAGGTAATCTTTGTCACCGGTGCCGACAGTGCCGAACGGAGATTCAGTTGCCTGAATGTCTTTCAGGACCGGGTTCAGATAGTTGCGGTAAAGGTGGAAATCACCAACCTGCGAACGCTGGTAGTACTCAGCGCTATCATCTTCCCAGCCACCCGGCAGACGGGCGTCCATATCCAGAACAACGTCACCATCCTGAGTGGAGATAACGCCTTCGCCGAAGCTGAAGGTAGTCGACACTTGGTCGAATTTGTTAGGGATAACTTTTGGCGCTTCGAAGACCGAAGGACGACGGACCAGCTTCATACGGTTGATGAAGCTACCCACTTCTTCGTTCAGATCCGGATTACCCGGCACAGCAGAAGAAACGGTTGGTGCCCACATGCAGATACCGAGGTTGTTACCTTCGGAACCGAAGTCGGCTACAACGCCATCGGCCAGCGGATAGCGGCGCGATTTTTCACCGGCGATAGTGGAAGTCATTACACCGTCGGAAGGCTCACGCTTACCGAACATGCTGACGCCGTTCTTATCCACCGGAACGACAGTTTTGAAGAACGCGTAGCGATAGCCTACGACGGTTTCACCAGTGTCGATCAACGCACCCTGGTTATCACGGACGTAGTTACCGGAATCGTCGCGCTCGTAGACCGGGAGATTGTCTTTAACGATCTCAAAGTCGAATGCGATTGTTGCTTCAGGTGCTGCATCTTTCGGACGCAAACGCCAGAAGATACCGCGGGTTGCTGCCTTGATCGCACGACTAATATAAGTCATTGCGTGGGTAGCGTATTTGGAGTCAAAATCGATAACCTCTTCGCCGTAAGACGAAATGATTTCCGAAGTCGCCATCCATGCCGGACCTTCTTTACCCATAGGGGAGAAGCCGAACATGATCGGACGAACAAACGGAAGGGGCGTGTTAGCCAGGCTGACCGGGCCTGCTGACTTATCCAACGTCCCTAACCAATAAAGACCCGGAGTCGAGCTGGTAATCTGCTCCATCTTTATCTCCAACTAATTAGTTTAGGTCAAGACCACGTAGTATGTACATAATACGTCATACTATTCGAACAGTTAACAGTCAAAATTAACGGAGTGAACAAATAATGTTTCGAACCGCGTATAGCACTAACGCTGCTTCTTCCTTCATGAGCCCTGAGATTTTGGGTCAGTTGGCTATTGCTTCGGCAGAGGGAACGTTAGTTAAAATTGATCCTAAAGTACCTTCCCTTCTCGCTCTGATTGACCGCGGCCCGCGTGGTAAAGAAATACCTCCGTTCGAGCACCCTGTTCACATTACAGGTAAAACTAGCAGCCACAGTGATCGTGGTTACTGGGTTATCGACATGCGTCCTTACGCTGGGCGTATTACGACACAAGATGGTGGATTCCTTGTCCCCGCCGATAGTCCCGCAGCGTTACTGATTCTGCGTGCTAAGGTTGAGATGTTCTGGAACCAACAAAGCCCAGGTGAAATGATGTTCTGGGGCGACCTTCCTTTTGTCGTATTTGCTCGTTGGCTGACCGGCACACTGAAGAACCGTTTAGCGCTGGGTCCGGATGACATTGCGCATGTCCAGGTTATTGCCGCGTACTACTTCTTCAACCTTTTCTACGAAGAAGGCGATTTCGGTGCTAAGCAGAAACAAGCAGCTGCACTGAAGATCAACCGTATGCTGGGTATCCCGCTGGAACGTGTACAGGGCTGGTTACAACCTCTGGACTACATGGGTAACCTGAACGATCTGGCTCTGCGTCTTACCGAGCAAGTTGATAACCCGGCTGTTCGTCTGATCGATGCTAAGTATCTGATCAACGCAACAATGAACTCCTGGTTTGGCTCTGCCGATAGTCGTGCGCTGATTGCCGTATCGCTGGAATTCCCTCCTGCCTTTATTGCAATGATTCTTGCCTGTGGCAATACGTCGCAGTACAAGAAGTCTGCAATCGGTGAAGCGGTAGAACGTGAGAAAGCCAAATGGCGTTTCAATGAATACCAGCGTCTGGCGTTGGATGCCCTCAAATCCCTCAATTAAAAGGTGAGTTATGATCACTGATTTCCTCCAGGCGTACGTCGCCAAAAATATTTGGTGCGCGCCTTTCCAGGACAATCAGGTAATTCTGAAACTCAGCAGGATGTCATTCCCATCGGGTACGGATAAACATACCGATATCTGGTGGGATGACATTACGTTACCTGATAAGACCAGTAAATGGACGATCTACAACATCGGACAGAACACTGCCTGGCGTACTAACTTACCAATGAAGAAAATGAAGTGGATGCCTCTGGCCTATTGGGGACAGCAGAACAAAACCATCTTCGATCTTTATTTTAATAACGGTAAAAAGGTTCCGGCCTACCAGGCTTATATATTGTTGACGGAAGACCAGGATTATGTTCTGGCTGTCCGCATGGCGGAAAACTATTACAGCCTGATCAACAATACTCTTTATCTTCGGGCCTATCGCAATGGCTTCTGGAGCTCCGATCGCAGTGACTACTATCCTTACACGGTAGAGTACGGCGGCGGACGGGCAATGACTAAACAGCTTATTACCGAATACGCGCAGGACATTGCTATCTTGCGTCGTTATCCGGGTGTCGTGAACGTATTCCTTAATGGTGAGTGGGTTGATAATATCGACAATGCTCGCGTTAAGATCGGTGATTACGTCGAGTATGTGCACGATGGTTCAGTTGCGCGAATCGTTGACTTTAAAGTCACTTCTCTGCGTGACTATCTTTCGGTGTTGGACGGAGTCCAGAAGTATCTCCTGCATCCGCCGAAAGAAAAGAATGGTGTTATCCGTTATCGTGATGATATTGACTTGTTCCTTTATAAGCGTAATACCGATGGTTCGCTGAAAGGTCGTTACTATCACCGCAACACGGAGAACTCTCTTCGCATGATTACTCACGCTGATTACGGTATCCCGGTCGCTACGATTATGTCGTACGTTCAGGACCCGAAAGACCCGTGGGCCAAACGTGAAGATCTCTATCTGCGTTTACACATCCGTGATTCAGGGTACGCCCGTCCTTTAGTGGATGAACACACTCACCTGAAAGAGCTGTACCGGATGACTGACCTCGAGATCGCTCGTGCTCTGCTCGGTATCGATGCTACGCTGGATGAGTGGTATGCGCCGAAGTTAGAGCAGTCGTACTACACCGAGGTGATGCGGAAATGGTGGCCTCCATTCGACTACATGAAAATGCTGTCGATGCTGGGTTACGATGCACTGGCTAAACTGCTGTCTGACAGTCCTATCGATGTTCAGGTAGACGGTGGCGTTAAGATCATCCCGATGGGCGCTGGTCAGCAATCGGATGCGACTGTATTCGAGTATGACGTAGATGGCCTGTTCCTGGGTTGGTATTACCACAGCACGGGTGATGTGTACATTGTTCGTAATGACAACTGTGCATTCGGGGAAATCTATCTGGGGCAGGGTAACAAAATCCTTGATTGGGTTCCGGGTAATGATGATTATTCATTACTAGGCGGTCGCATGTATCGCTTCTATTACTGCGACAAGATTAAGGATGTCCCGACGCTTGAGTACAAGGTTGCTGTTGAAGGCGTTAACTACGCAATTGATAATGGCGTGGTGAAGTGGATTCATTCGAAGACCAGTAAAGAAGGTTTAATCTGGTCGGACAAACGCTTCCTTATTAACGACGTGAAGTGGCAGGCTCAGTCTGGGGTATATCGCCTACAGATTAACCACAGCAAAACGAATGCGACACCGTTGCCGATTCCTACCGAGAAGCTCATGCTTCTGATTAACGGTAAGTCAGCTGTTGAAGGTGTTGACTATTACGTTCGCTGGCCAGAGATCATGGTTGTTTCTAAGACCTTACTACATTTCGATAAGATCAACACCTTTACGATTGTTGGTCAGGGAATGTCGAAGGACCTGATGCGTTCCACTCCGAAAGACGTCGGCTTTGCCTTCAAAGGGATTCTGTCAGTCAACGATCGTTTCGATCTGCGCGATGACCGGGTAATGCGCTTTGTGGTTGATGGTAAAGTGAAACGTCGTAAAGATGTTTACTTCGCTGAAGACTATCCTAGCGAAAACCTGCCGCTGGCGCGTAACGGTGCGATCTACGAATCTTCTCCGGTATATGTTCCTATCCGCGACTTAACCTTCGAACAGATGGACAAGTTGCGTAGTGAGCAAGAAGACTTCAACAGTCGTCTGGAGGACTTCCTGACTGTCCGCCACCCACAGCCTAAGATCGATGGTCCTAACCCGATCAAGGCACGCTACCAGCTCTACAGCCCAATGCTGACCCAGATGTTATACGACATCCAGGAAGGTACTCTGGTTGTTCCGGTGGTTCCTGAGAATATGGATGACTTGCAACGTGCAGTTCGCCCTTATCTGGACTATCTGGACTTTGAGCCGGTGCTTGTGGGTATCAACCCCAACTACGTGATTGTCGTACCGCACCCGTTCGATAATATGGCGGAAGTTAACGAGCGTACTTACCGTTTCTTTGAGATGGTAGTCAAGACGTACTTGAAGGGTGCTATCGACATTAATACTCACTTCATGATTAAGGGCTGACAATGGCAGCGGTAATTAATACTAACGACTTTGGCGTTCGTTACGCCACAGCGCTGACGGTAGAGACGCCTGATGACGTCCCCGTATGGGATCCGGAAGGACTCCATAAAGAGTGGGGCGACTGGGAAGTCTACATGGGTAAGGACAAGATCGGTGAAGGTAAGAAGGGACGTTTCGTCCCTAACCTCTACGACAAGGTCTGGGGACCGGTAACAGGAACTCGCTACGTTAAGGAACTGAACCCTACTACATTGATTCCTGTACTGGAACGTGCAGTAGAGCCGGTTATTGGCGGTGCGGATTCTAAAGACTGGTTGCTGGGTGTCGGCGATCGTTGGCCTCAACAGGGCTTCTTCATCTACGCTGATAACTCGCAGACGATTCCTCGCATTTCCACTGATGCACAGGCAATCTTCCGTCATCCGAGCATCAGCTACTTCCGTCTGTACGGCACGGATCCAAACAACCAGAACGAAGTATTGTCGGCGTGGTATAACCAGTCCGGTGAATACATCGATAACCAAATCCCTCGTCTGCTGGTCGAATCGACTCACAGCCCGGATGGTTATCAGTACTACGTACCTGAAGTGTTCTGGGGTACTCGTCAGCTGAAAGAAGGTGAGGAAGTTAAACTCATCGGCTACAGTGCTGAGAACTCTGAGATCGCTGAAGCGGTATTCGTAGTGCGTCTGGGTAATAACGTTCGTCGTGGTAACCAACCGGTACGTCGTATCGCCTCTATTGAGCTGCTCTGCCCGTACCTGTCCACCACCGAAGAAAACCGTATTCGTATTCCTACCGGGACTAACATTGCTTCTGTTGCGATGATGTGTCGTCTGAACTACGAGAACGGTCAGTGGATCGATATTCCGATCGACGGCGTTAAAGTTCGTCTCCAGGGCCTGGAGGAAACTGTCTCTAGTTCCCCAGGTAAACTGCGTGACATTATCCTCTACTACTACATGGGTGAGGGTGAGGTCTACGTGGGTTCTGATACGAACGACGGTAAGGCGATGGTTAAGGTCTACACCGTGGAAGTGGATCCTACTCAGGAAACTTACGGCTTCAAGCTGTTCGGTTATCCGAGCTGGGTCAATGCCAACAACGGTTATGCGATCTTCTGGTTCCTGCACGACTACGACCACAGCCAGGTCTACGATGTTACCAACATGGTGGAACTTACTGCTAACTCTGGCGAATGGGATCCGTTCCTGTACGGTAGTAAGCAGTATCTGCGCGTGGCGTTGGATGTTGAGAAGGTTGATCCTCGCTACAGCACTTATCGTCATGCACAGACGATTCAGTTCACGCTGATGCAGGCCGGTCTGGTAGATACGCTCAATCACTGGCGCGTATACTTTGAGGATGGTCAGGCTCCTGGCTACGGTGATGGTTGCCGTGCGGACCTTACCTACGTATCTTCACAAGTCTGGACTGGTGACCTCACCTGTGGTTGTAAGACCCTGGAAGAGTGGCTGGATAAACTGTACTACCGTACGCTCCCGCTGTTCGACCCGACCACTGAGCAAGCGCCTGCTGTGCCGACTCACTTCGTTTATACCATCCGTGGTCAACGTTATCGTCATCCTCTGTCCGACTGGAACCAGGTTATTCGTACTGCAACCGGCGGGTCTGAAGGTGAGACTTCCGTTATCCACTTTATCTCTAGCGAGAATGGTGTAGATCTGTATCTGAGCACGGCTGGTCTGTTCACTCACCAAATCATTACTTAAGTTACCAGAGGAGGGCTTCGGCTCTCCTCTGTTTTAAGGAGTTCTCGTCGTGATACTGTTTGAAAAAGATTGGGATAAATACCCGAATGCTACAGTAAACCACTTGACGAAAAATACTAGCTTCATCAACTATGCTGCAATTCTGAAGGCACTTGGCGTTAAGAACTATCTTTGGCCGCTGTCTACATTGAACCCTGCTTTAGTCGGTGTTGACCCTCATAGCCCGGAAATCAACCTGGCTCAGATGGGATGGATTAAGTTCGAGTGTGAACAAAACCCATGGTATTATTTACGCGAGTGTTTAATTGTCCCTGCGCCTTCCGGTATCGGCGGCGATCCATTCCGCGCTAACCGCGCTAACATGTCAATGATCTGGTCATTCTTAAACCACGTTGACTACATGTTAATCCAACCCCGTCAGACGGGTAAAACAATTACAATCTCTGGACTGATTAGCTGGCTGCTCTACATCAAACTGTGGAACACTCGTATCGGTCTGGTAACTAAGTCCGATGACTTACGTCGTGATACAGCCGAGAAGGTTCGTCAGATGCAAGGCGGGCTACCAGGGTATCTAACAATTAATGATAGGCGAGATTCTATCACTGATGCCCTGGTGACGTATAAGACACGTAAGAACCGATTCGTGTTGTCAGTAAGCCGTGGTGACCCAGCAGGTGCAATTAAGGTTGGTCGTGGTAACACCGTACCCGTCAACTTATGGGATGAGTTCCCGTTCATACCTCACGTCAAGATAGCCTATGGGGCAGCAATGCCAGGTACTGACGCCGCGTATGCTAACGCCCGTCAAAAAGGTCTGCCGTACGGTTCACTGATCACAACTACTGCCGGTTCTCAGGACAGTCGCGATGGCCAGTTTGCTTATTCAATTCTGAGTAAAGCAGCGAAATGGTCAGACACCATGTTTGACTGCGATGATGAAAACGATTATCGCGAAACGGTTAAGGCTCACTGCCGTGGTCGTAAGATCATCGTTAACGGTACTTGGTCACACAGCCAGATGGGTGTGCCAGATGCGGTCCACTACTCCAACATTGCCAACTCCACGCAGGAAGGCGATGACGCAGCTCGAGATTACTTCAATATCTGGACAGTCGGTGGTGAATCACATCCTCTCGATAAAGCAACTCTGCGCAAAATCAAAGAGTCGCAAATCGATCCGCAGTATGATGAGAAATTCGGTAAGTTTATCATCAACTGGTTCTATCCTGAGCACATCGTTGATACGTTTGTAAACAAGGTAATGATGGTTGGGAACGATACATCTGAAGGCGGGGGTAATGACGGATTAACGTTGTACTTCATTGATCCTGAGGATGGTGGCGTATTGGGTTCTTGTTCATTGAACGAAACCTTACTGCCGCACTACGGGGAGTTTGTAGCTAACGTACTGATTAAGTACGAACGTGCACTCTATATACCGGAGCGTAAGTCAACCGGTCAGACATTTATCGATACTGTCTGTATCGCGTTACACGCTGAAGGCATCGATCCTTTCCGTCGTATCTTCAACAGCATTGTCCAGGAGTCTGATTCCGACGTGGATGCATTCACGAAAATCCGTGGAGATGTCCGTAGTCGTGATGATGCTTTCTATATCAAGCGTAAAACGAAGTTCGGTTTCTCTACCGGCGTGAAGACACGTAAAGAACTCTACGATTCGGTCTTCCAGTTCATGGCTAAGAAGGCGGGGACACGCTGTCGTTGTGTAACGCTGATTAACCAGATCATGGGACTCGAATCTAAGAACGGTCGTGTCGACCACAGCTCTAAGGGTAACGATGACTCCGTAATCGCATGGCTGTTATGTGGCTGGGTGTTGCTTTACGGCGTGCACCTGGAGTATTACGGTATCAAGGTTAGTACTATCTTCTCTAAAGCTGCTGAAGACCGTGAGGTCAGTAGTGAAGAGATCATGCGTCGTATTGCCATTGAAGAACTTAACGATCGCATGGAAGATTTATTGGAACGTTTGAAAACCACGGACATCCCTATTCTTGTAACACGTTACGAGAAGGAGCTCAGTTTGATTGAACAAGAGCTGGCTGAGCTGGGAATGGAGTCGGTGAACATTCGTAGTAAGATTGATGATATTAACAAAGAGCGTTATAAGCGTGTAGAGAAGTACTACCGTTAAACTTTTTATCAAGTATATATCATCATAGTGACGAGGGAGTTCAATCTCCCTCATTACTTTTTATTTTTGGGATAAGAAAAGAAATGTCTAAAGCAATTAATAACTTCGATGAAGGTGTTTTGGAAATTTTAAAAGGGTTAGGGGTTAGTAAGAACCTGATTGATTTTGCAAGAACGAATATAGAGCGCAATGACGTTGCCCATTACTTCGATCATGTAGACGCTGTTATTCTTCAGTCTCAATTCTTGGCGACGATTGCATTTGCTGAAAGTAACCAGCATAACGATCCTTCTGTTAAGAGGATTGTAGCGATCGCAGCTTTGATGCACGACACCGCCTGCTGGGTTAACCGTGATAACCATCACGTCCTCGCAGCGGAATGGATGATGAACAATTTAGATTCTGAGGAATCTTTGAAGTTCTATGAATTAGTACCAGTAGAAGTTCCAACAATTGCCACTTGTATTTTAGAGCATCGTGCGAGCTGGGATAAAGACCGCTCAAACATTTACTCTGAGATCGTAGCGGCAGCAGACCGTGGGAAGTTAGAAATCACGGAATGCCTTCGTCGTAGTTATCTCTACGGTCGTTTTGCAAAAGGCCTTAATGTTGAGGCTGCTACTACACACGCTTGTGATCATATCGCGGAAAAGTATGGTGAGAACGGATATGTTTATAACAAGCTCCCTAAACTTTGCCTTATGGCAACCGAAGATATCAATTTATTGAGGACTCAGGCTATGGATAAGAAATTAGGAAACTCAATCATCACTGATCATCGTGAGGGCTGGGAAAAATACTATCAGGAGGTAAAGTATGCTCGCGAGTAACCTGCGCACCCGTGACAAGGTGCGACCGCCCGTCTATCGCTCCCAAACCCGTCAAGCGTCGTTGGATTTTCTGGCGAACTTTCGTCAGCAGCAACGCCCTGTGATTAACTTGAAGTCGGAGAAAATCGGACCAAAGGAACCTGCTTATTTAGTGACCGAGCTTCCGGATGGAAGTTTTAAGGTCTATGGTATCGAATGCCCTCGCGTGAGGGATAACAAAACAGCTTTTACGGAAGAAGAACGAAAAGCTATTATCGATGCCATGCCGTTCGAAGAGCAATTCGTCGCCATTGAGCGAAGCTTCAAATTCGAAGCTGACGAAGACGCTAAAGAAATTACTGTCCTACTTGGTGACGATTGGCTGTTCGCTATCTGGGTAGATGAAGAAGCAGAATCGTACATGATCGAACGTAACAGTTATCTCAGCCCGGAGTCGGATATTACTCCAATGCTCCGGGAAGTGGGTGTGGCTTTCCGCCAGACTGTAGAAGAAGAATGAAGAACAGGGGGCTTTCCGCCCCCTTGTTTTTTTTTTGCTTTCTTCACCTGAGACAAAAAAAAAGCGGGGTTGCCCCCGCTCCAAATTCTGGAAAAAGAAAAGATGTTTTGGTTCCAGTCGAAAGATCCTTTCTAGCTCGTGTCTTTGCCCGTAAAGTCACTTACCATCAGGGATGCGCTCTCTCAACATACTAAGGGTTGATATTAGGACGCTGCTGTAGGGAGGTTGGTATAATAGTTCATCGTCATGGCACGAAGGACCATGTACAAAATCACTGCTGTACGTTCCCCACTTACCGGGTAAGGACTCTTCTTACCGATAGCCCGGCGGACTAACTTATCTCCTTCGGTTCGCAGGTAGACAACTTCTCGTGAAGTATTACGAGAGGAGTTCACTGCACCCTTAATAACCAGCATGACTTCAGACAGGTTGTTTTGGTTGATCCCTTTATCCGTGATCAGTTGGAAAGAGAAGTCGAGAGTACGTTTGACGAACTCCTGGATCTTCTTCTCTTTAGGGCTGTTGTAAATACTGGAAAGGTAATTAAGAGTTGCCTGGAAATAACCCAGGTTACCGGACGGGTTTGCTTCGGCTACGATGTCTACCAGGTTCTGGCGGACAAAGCTAGCGGAATCTCCGATAATACCCTCCAAATAACGCCTGTACTGCGAGCTGTTGCGTTTTAAGTCCCTTACCCCTAACTCACCCTCCATTTCCATTAACGAGCTCGTGACGGAGATCCCAGCGCCTTCTGAGCGTACCTGGTAATAAAGCTCCGTTATATTCTTAATCGTCGAACGGGCACGGGTCTGTGTATCCGACAGAATATACTGAACATCGTCATCATCACCGAAACGAATAAAGGTTTGGTAATGGAGCCCTTGACGAGAAACCATCATGATTGATTTAGCTTCGCAAAGGTTGTACCAGTTACGGTGGACACGCAGGTCGTACTTAAAGTTCATGGACTCGTAAGTACGTTGGGCGATCTGCTGGTTTACACCCCAGCGGAAGAAGTGATTTAAAATTGAGGAAAGGAACTTATATTGTAGTATCGACAGTAGCTTGACCGCCACGTCCTCTTTTTGTTTTTGAGGCATGGATGAGGTCAGAGATCGATGTACTAAATAAGTGATCGAGAGGTTGAAGGCATTTGATGCTACCTTATGTTCCGGGTTAACAGAGTTCTCAGCATAGAGAGCCTTCTGTAACTCTTCCTCATCGGCGTTAAGGATCTCTGAGAAATAACGGGCGGTATCGCTAGGCAGCCACTTTACTTCCGTCGACAATAAACCATTACCGAAGAAACGGATATGGTCTTCGTTTTTGTTAACGAAGTTCTTTTCGAAGGCAAGTACGCTGTTGGCAAATCGACTATCAATTTTCAGAGAACCGCAGAATTTATCAAATACGGATTTGATGGACATGGGTTCCTCCTAAAGGGGTTACACAAGAATCCATCGTTTACCCTATCATTATTGTAAGGATTTATCAGGAGAGTAAAATGTCTAAACTCACTCAACGAGATATAGAGTCAAGTGGTGCTAACCTCCGCCTTCGTGCCAAATTGCAATCTGTTCAGTGGAAAGAAATCCCTGATGAACTTAAGGCTCTGATGGAGAACCTCAAGGAGATCGTGACTGGTGAAGTAGGGCACGGTGGGTACAGTAACCACATGACCACCCTGAAGTGTGACGGTAAAGAGTATACGCGGCTCGTACAGACGTTAAAGTCGGATCCTAAGTTCATTCCATCAGTTGAAGTCTTCATCTCGCCAGAGGGCTTCTGTCACTTCCACGTTGTACTTACGTTTGTCGGTACACATGACGCGGAAGTGGACGCAGCTGTTGCTAAAGACATTGTGAACTTCATCTGCTCTCACTACGAAGAACCGAACAGTGAGATAACCATCGTTATTCACCGTCGCTGGAAAAAGAGCGCGGTAGATAAGAAAGCGATGTATACAACAGCTCTCTGGGGGAACGAATCATTAACCGGTCTTAATGAGCGTCTATGCTACACACAGCAGCAGATCGCGCTTAAACTTAAGCAAGAGCACAAGGATATCTGTGCGCACCTTGAGCAGGTCATACAGGCCGGAGAAATGGATCCTAAGAAAATGGATGAGTACAAGGATCAGAAACTAACTCGCTAATAATCTGGAATAGGGGCCTAGTGCTCCTATTCTTTTTTTTTGCTTCTAAATTAATTTCAGATATACATTACTTAAGTGAATAAACCTATTCAATTTTACTACCATTATACTAGAGGATACTAGTCATGCAAACTTCAATCAATATTATCGAAACTGCTCTGATTAATTCTTTAACCTGTTCAGAAGAAGAACTGGTTAATCGGATGGATGATCTCGAATGGCACCTGCGCTTTGTTGAAAGCCCGGCAGATGCGATCGATGGTTATGTTGAAAAAGAGAAATCAATGCGTCAGCGCTACAACGCGATGCGTGAACGTCAATGGCACGAAGAAACATCACGTGTTATTGAAGAACCTAAATACACCGGCTAAGGAAAATAAGAAAATGCCAAAAGAAACAACTGCTCGTAAAAACAAGATCGACTCCTCTTTCGCAATGCAGGTTGATACCAAACTGGCTGATAAAGGTCATGAAGGTATTAGCGTGCGTCAAGTTGGTTTGTTGAACAAGATGCACAACGCAGCAACCTGTAAAGAAAAGGTTGAGTGGATGGCAGCTTTCATCGAGGACTTCCGTAAGTCGGTATTAACCGAGGACTAAGTCATGGGTGATCCAAACAAATCTCCAGCTCCACCAATCGTACCAGATAGTAACAAACCGTTTCCAACTCCCCCGAGCAAACCAAACCCGCTCGATTAACTACTAGTCTTACTAGAGGAATAAGAACATGCTACACGGATCTAAAGAAGAAGTAACTGGCGCTGCACGTATTTTCCTGAACAACTTACATGAGTTCTATCATGCTGGCCTGGCAGGTAAGGGTCATGATGAATCCGCTCAGAAAGTTCTTGAGTCAGGTGACTGGGTTCATATCTACAACTTAGGGCAGCGTATGCTGTTCATCAATACACGCGATCCTCACTTCGGTGTTCTGGGTGAACTGGAAAAAGAAGCTCGTGAGGAAAGTGTAGTGAATGGATTCGATCTGCGTTACCAAATCACTAACGATGGAATCATCTTCCATTACGTGGATGGTATCACTGGCGATTATCTGTATAGCATTGAGATCTGGTGTATCGATCGTGCTATTCATGGCTTGAAGTTGAACATGCCTTCCGGCATGGAACACTAAGAATTATCAGCAAGCTACTATCGGGCAGGTAGTAGCTTTTACCAACACCCCTGTACATGGACTAGTATAGGGGATTTTTTTCTTTGTTTGTTATCTTGGAAATGTATGCTTTCATTTTTGAGGTAATTGTCTCTTTTTAAGAACCAACCCCCGGAAATACCCGGCACCGGCGTAGCCGCTGTGCTCTATTATGAAACGGGAAGGAATATACCATGTATAACTTAATCATGAGTATACTAACGATTACTATCAGTATAGTATCAGGTAGTCTGTTAGCTATCGTACTGTACAGAGATGAGGATATTAACCTAGGACATATATCCGTATTTGTACTATGTCTAGTATTGATTATCTTTGCTATCTACATGTTAATACGAGGTGAGAAGAGATGAGCGTAGTATTGATGTTACTATTATCGATACCAGTCATCTACTACTCGGTAAAAGGTATCAAAGAGGATGAGAAAGAGATCCAGGAAATGTTTCTTAAGTTAATAGAAGGTAGAGAAGATGATGATGCAAACGTATAACACTGTCTTGAGAGGATTGTATAAAGAACTTACTCCTCGAGAGATTAATACGATATCGTTAGTTATTGTTAGTAAGTTACGTAAGGTACAAGATAACTTGACTAACGTTGAGTTATACGACAAACCTTTTGTTAGCTGTAGTGCTAACCAGGAACTGACTAAGGTTGAAGTATTTAACCGTGAAGTCCATATTCGTTTAACGTTCAAGTAGACTATTGCCTTAGGGTAGTGGTTTACTTGAGAATACCTTTATTTTTGTCTTTGGAGAAGAACATGTCAGACGTAATGAATGCGATTGCTAAGTTGGATGTAGAAGAAGAGATCAAGTTTCTGGATAAGGAAGTACGTGATCTGTACTGCACTAACCTACGCGAACGTGTGAAGGGACACTTCCTGTCGTTGATCAAAGGTCCGCTGGAAGTGACTGAGGTGGGTGAGAAGTCAGTTAAGGTGAAGGGTAAGATCTTTGATGTTGCTCCCGCGGTTATTATGGCGACAATGATGAACTACCCGAGTAGTGTTGCTATTGTTTCTACATCAGACGCTATGCGTAGCAAGTATGGTTACATTGCACATGGCGGGGAAGGGGAGATCATTATAACCGATGAGATCGCTCGTAATCTCCTGGGTGAAGATCTGGTTGAGAAGCTAGACTCGGAAATTCGTTTACCTCATTCCGATATTCCGGTAAAGCTTATCCGTCCTTCCCAGGAACGTATTGACGCGACGTTCGGTACACGCGGACATATCCGTAAACACCTGGTCGGTAAAACAGAGAACATCCCTCATCGACCTGTTATTTCTCAATTAGGTCCTTGGGATTCTGGTTACTTATCTTCATCGAACGTACCTGATGATATTATTGATAAGTACGATCGCGCTGTTACGATTTACAACGAACTTAACTCTAACCATCTTACCGGTGCAGAGAGAGTCCCGCTGTTAGAAGAAATGCAAGGGCTTATTAGCACGGGATTATTTCTCTACGCACTGAAGGTACATCAACAAGACGTTGAATAAGGAAATGGGAAATGCAAGGAAAAAGTTTCAGGGAGGTGCTCGCACAGACTAATCGTAAATACCTACCCGTACAAGAACCAAAACAAAAAGAACAATACACCGATCACATTACCTTGGAGGAGTTGTTAACTCCCCAGGGTAGGCTTATGTCTGATATAAACGCAATAAGAAGCAATCTACTGGAGATGAAATGTTCCCTAACTTTAGAGGTCGCGACATGTCAACGCTTTTAAGAGGGCCGAAAGTAAGTAGTCGTCATCAATCTTACACAGAGGCTGCCAAACTTATTATTGACTTCGGTCAAAAATCTGATGACGTTCGTAAAGTAGTACTGGGCCCCATTAGTAATTTTAAGGGGAAGACAAAAAAATTAAAGCTTCGTCCTAACCAATCCGGCGTCCAGGTAGATGTACTTGCAAACAACCAAATGCAAATCATCTACTTGATAGGCGACACGGATAAGATTGTAAGTGCATTAGATAACTTCGCACTCTAAATCGATTTCAGATATATATCACAAAGGTGAATAGATCCATTCAATTCTGTTTGGACTGTTCACCTAACTAATCTAACAATACACATTGAGGTGACAAAATGAAAACTGCAAACACAACTGAAGTAAAAATCGTTATTCCTTTCAACTACGACAAAGAACCTGGTCGCATGGTTGTGGATTTCCGCGATAAACTTTCTATCGATATCGAAGGTACTGATGTAGTAGAAGCTTACTACGCATCCATGGCTGAAGAACTGATTGTTCGTGCCAACGTACCGTCTAACCTGATCGATAACCTGATGAACAAGTATCGCAAAGGCGAACCGGTCATTGTAGTAGAAGAACGTAATGTTGCCAATGGGCGACTGGAGGTCATCAATCGCGCAAAGTGGTTGTGATCTTCTAACCATGAACAGTTACGGTTCTGAAGGTCAACTTATTTTTGGTCTAAGGGAGCCTCCTCCCAAAGTGTTGTTTGGTACGATGATATTAGGATGTCAATATACCAAACAACACTTAGTGC